ACAACCTTGGGCTCTCCAAGCGCATGTACATCATCGACATGTCGCCGACCGGGATCCAGCTTTACTACATGCAGGGCAACCGCATGAAGAAGCACAACCCGGCCCGCCCGTACGACCGTTACGTGATGTACAACGGCATCACCACCACGGCCGTTATGGTCGCCTCGCGCCTCAACACGTCTGCGGTGTATGATATCGCGTAAGACAATGGCGGACGGCGCTTAACGGCGCCGTCGCTTTCGTCCGAACCAACTCAAGGAGCACCGCAATGGGCGCTATCGCAAATGCAACCTTCACGCTGACATCGGCTGTTGCCGATGACGGCACTGTGACCATCGCCTATCCGTCCGGCACCAACCAGGCTCTTCTGCTCAACACCACGGGCGGCAAGGTCATGGTCGGTCAGGACGGCCCGTATCGTCAGGGCGTTGCCGACAATGTCGACATCACCTTCGGCGCATCGGACATCACGATCACCAACCGCACCACGGCGGCTTGGCCGGTCGGCACCGAGATCCGTGCCAGCTTCGGCGACACGAATATCAACGGCTCGTACAACGCGCCGATCGCCTCCAACACCCCGACGTCGCTGACCGCCGCCACCGGCACGGCCAGCAACACGATTTCGGACGTTGGCGCCTCGTTCAGCCAGACCACTCTGAACAACAACTTCAAGTCCCTGGCCGAGAAGGTCAACGCGATCTTGACCATCATGGGCCGCGCTGACGCGAACTAACGGGGAGGGGCTTTGGCCCCTCTTCACCCCTTCTCCGACAATCAAAGGAAACTCCCAATGCAGACCGCAATGATCCTTCTTGCTATCGGCGGCGACAGCGTCATGCAGGTTCCGAAGTTCGGCGTCACGCCGGCTGAAGCCATGCTGCTGCGCGCGATCCACGGCGACGAAGCCGTGACCGATATCGACATCAACGGCGAAGAAGACCGCTCCAACCGCGAAGAGCGCGAGCGCCTGTTCAACCTCTACGCCAAGGCCCAGCCGAACGGCACCTTCGCACTTCCCGTCCTTGACGCGCTCTATCCTGGCGTCAATGCACGTCTCCCGACCAAGTTCTCGGAGCTTGAACTGGACGAAGTCTTCTACAAGGCGCAGTCCCGCAAGACACCCGAAAAGGTCGATCCGCTCGACCATGACGGCGACGGCGAAAAGGGCGGCTCCGCTCCTTCGGCCGAGGAAGGCTACAAGGCCATGACCGTTCCGGAGCTCAAGGCCCTCGCCGAAGAGCGCGCGATCGATCTCGGCGGAGCCACCAAGAAGGCCGACATCATCGCCAAGCTTGAAGAGGCCGATGCTGCGGCAGACGCCGACGAAGGCGAACAGAACCTCTTCCAGTAAGGACATCGGCAAATGGCCCGGAACACGACGCTCTCTCGGCTGCTCGACATGTACCGGGCCGAATGCCGGATGTCTCTCAACGTCGCCCACAACAACCAGGATCGCGATCGGCAGGTCAACCAGCTGCAGATGACGCAGGAATGGCTGTGGGAGGACTTCGACTGGCCGCTCTTGCGCGTCGATCGTCAGGTCAGCCTAGCGACCGGTCAGCGCTACTACGAACCGCCGGCAGACCTTCACATCGACCGCATTGATCGTATCGAGGTGTTCCACGACAGCGCCTATCAGCGCCTGACGCCCGGCATCGATGACGTCCACTATACCGCCTATAACAGCAATCTCGACGAACGGCAGTGGCCGCCGCAGCGCTGGCGCCTGTCCGAGGACGAGCAGATCGAGATCTGGCCGATCCCGGACGGCAACGCGAACCTGACCACGCTGGAAGGCACGCTGCGCATCACCGGCATTCGTAAACTCGGCCCGCTTGTTGCTGACAGCGACCGCGCCGATCTGGACGACCAGCTGATCGTGAAATGGGCCGCCGCCCGCTATCTGGCCGGCGTTGGCAGCAAGGACGCCGGGCTGGTGCTCGAAGAGGCTAAGGCGCGTTACGCGAAGCTGCGCGGTGCGCAGATGCCGCGCAAGCGCATGACGCTGTTCGGTATCGAGGACATGAACCGGAACAACGAGCGACGCATCCCGATCGCCGTCTACAACAAGGCGACCTGACCCATGGGGAAAGTGTGGATCAGGGAACTCACAGGCGGTCTGGACACCCGGCGTATGCAGGAGACGACTGCCGGTGGCGTCTTGATCAAGGCCAGTAACGGCCACATCTCCCGCGGCGGCGAGTTCGAAAAGCGTGCAGCTTTCGTGCCGGAATACACGCTCCCCGCCGGCACGATCGGCATGGCGGAAGGCGCGAACGGCATCTACGTCTTCGGCCACACGACGGAGCCGGTCGGCATTCCGTCCGGCGTGACCTACCAGCGCCTGCAGCACTCGGACGGCACGACGGCCCTTGCGCGCATCCTGGCGACCGATCTCTATGCCTCCAAGCTTTACGTCGTCGGCGAGTTTGCAGACGGCTCCATCTTCCATTTCTATGACGGCGTCCGGATCACCAACTGGTACGACGGTCGAGCCCGCGCGTCCTTCCAGGTCACGGCCGGCGTTGAGAACGCCGCCGTCTCGGCGATCGGTTCCTTCGACGTGACCGGCGGCACGAACGATCCGGCGAACACGATCACCGCCGTTTCGGTTGCCGGCGTCAATCTGATCAGCGCCCCGGTGCAGCACACCGGCAGCAACAGTACGACCGCAACGGCCGTCGCCGCGGCGATCAACAGTCACACATCCACGCCGGACTATACGGCCACACCGAGCGGCGCGAAGGTCATCATCACCGCGGTCACGCCCGGCACGGCGGCGAACGGCCGCGTCATCACGACGACCCGAACCGGCGACTTCTCAGTCGGCAACATCGTCGACATGGCGGGCGGCTCCGCGTCCGCGACGTCCGAACTGACCGATCTCCAGGTCGACGGCGTGTCGATCATCAGCGCGCCGATCCTATGGGCGTCGTCGAACGAAGACACGGCTGCAGCGATCGCGTCGGCGATCAACAGCTACGCCTCGTCGCCCGAATACACCGCAACGTCGGTCGGCGATCGGGTCAACATCGTGGCCGGCATCACCGGCACCGCGGCGAACGGTCGGGCGATCACCTTCACGCTGGCGAACGGTTTCACTGTTTCCCCGCCGTCCGGCCTCGCCATGGCGAACGGGGCCGTGACGCCCTCCGGTTCCTACCAGCCCGGTTCGTCGGTGAAGACGGCCGGGTCGAAGATGTATTCGACGTCGGGCTCGGTCCTGCACTTCTCCGGCGTCGCGGAGCCGACCAAGTGGACGACGGACAACGTCGGCGCCGGCTTCATCGACATGGCCGCCGAGACATCAGGCGCGGAGCAGCTTCAGGCTCTCGGCATCTACCAGAACAATCTGGCTGTCTTCGCCGAGCGTGCCATCATCATCGAATACATCGACCCGGATCCGACGCTGAACCGCAAGGTCCAGGTGCTGAACAACACCGGTACGCTCGCGCCGCGCAGCATCGCGCAGTTCGGCGACAACGATCTGTTCTATCTGGACGCAAGTGGCCTTCGATCGTTACGCGCCCGTGACAGTTCGAACGCAGCGGCCACGACCGATATCGGCGTTCCGGTCGACACGCTGGTCATCGCCAAGACCGCAGAACTGACCGCGACGGAACTGCAGCGCGTGTTCGGCATCATCGAGCCGCGCGACGGTCGTTTCTGGCTGGTCATGAAGGACACGATCTTCGTGTTCTCGTTCTTCAACGGCGCCAAGGTCAGCGCTTGGTCGACCTACACGCCGAGCATTGTCGTCGATGATGAGGATGTCCCATTTGATGTCGAGGAAGTGGCCGTCTATCGCCGCCGGGTCTATCTGCGCTCCGGAAACACGATCTACGTCTACGGCGGCCTTTCCGCCGACGTGGAGTACGACACTTCCGAGGCCGAGGCATGGCTTCCCTACCTCGACGCGAACGATCCTTCTCGGGACAAGAACTTCACAGGCGTCGATGCGGCGCTCGAAGGTGAATGGACCGTATCGGTGGCGCTCAACCCCACGGACCCGGACGCCGAGGACGAAGTCGCTCGCGTTTCTGAAACGACGTTCAATCATCGCCGCATCCCGGGCATCGGGCAGGCAAGCCATCTGAGCCTGCGCTTCCGCAGCCGCTTCAACGGCCCGGCGCGGCTGTCGTCGGCCGTCATCCATTACGAAGGATCGCAAATTGAGGATAAGTAGCCCGACGCCCGAACTCGTCCGTCAGGTGGCGCTGAACATGCGCGACCGAGACTACAAGGAGTTCTCGGCCGTGTCCTTCGCGCAGAACCGCGAGGAACTGGCGGATGCAATGGCCGAACGCTACGGCGAGCGGCTGGACGTCATGGTCGGCTGCCTGGACGACATGACGCCGGTCTGTGTCGGCGCCGCGGTTATGGCTCGCCCGAACGTCGTGACGTTGCTCTTCTTCGCGACCAAGGACTTCAAGAAGATCGCGCTGCCGGCGACGCGCTTCATCAAGAAGCAGTTCCTGGCCCGGCTGGTAGCGACCGGCGTCCATAGGATCGAGGCAGTTTCGCTCGCCGGCTACAGCGAGGCCCACAAGTGGCTGGAAGCGCTCGGCCTGAAGCAGGAGACGCAGGCCATGCTGGACTATGGGAAAAACAGGGAAGCGTTTACGCAGTTTGCCTGGGTCCGCGAGCACGGTCGGTTCGGAGGTGAAGAATGATCGTCCGGCTCGCGCTCGAGGAAGACTTCCCGAAAATCGTTTCTATGGCGAAACATAACATCGAGACGACGTGCCCCCACATCGGCTTTGACGAATACACGGCCTACGAGACGTTGTTCTCTTACCTCGACACGGCCGAGCCGACAGTCTTCGTCGCCGAGGAAGGCCGTGAACTGGCCGGGTTCGTGCTGGCGTCGATCGTCGGCTACCGGGCGTCCACTGGACATAAGGTGATCTGTGAAGTACTTTACACCGATCCTGCGTATCGTGGCAGTCGCGCCGCCACAAGCCTCGTAAGACACGTCCTCAAATGGGCCGAAGAAATCGGTGCCAAGGAAGTGCTCGGAGGCGTAGACAACAACTTCCAACCTGAACGAACAGCCCGGTTTCTCGAATTGTGCGGGCTCAAACGTGTAGGTTACGCGATGATGCGGGAGCTCCAATAATGGGCGGCGGAAAAGGTGGTGGCGGCGAAGCCGCAGCGGCGCGCAAGGACGAACAGGAACGCCAGGCGCGCATTCGCGCTGGCACGAAGCGCGTCAATTCGATCTTCGACAGCCAGTTCACGGATGACTATTTCAACAAGCGCCAGCAGTCCTTCCTGGACTATGCGTCGCCGCAGCTGGAAGACCAGTATGGCGACGCGCAGAAGGAACTGACCTTCGCGCTTGCTCGAGGCGGAAACCTGAACAGTTCTGTCCGCGCCGACAAGGCCGGCGAGCTTCAGCAGAAATACGACCTCAACAAGCAGCAGATCGCCGATCAGGCCCTGTCCTACGGCACCGAGGCCCGCAACGCGGTCGAAGACGCCCGAGCGAACCTGATCGCCACGCTCAACGCGACCGGCGACGCGCAAGGGGCCGCAAACTCGGCCATCTCGCGCGCTTCCGTTCTGTCGAAGCCACAGGCTTACAGCCCGCTTACGCAGCTGTTCGCCGACTTCACGGCGGGTCTTGGCACGCAGGCCGCGTTGGAAAAGGCGAACTACTATTCCGGAGGCCAGACAGGCGTGCGCTACAACACAGGTCTGTTTGCGCCGAGCAGCAACGCAGTGAAGGTATCTTAAGATGTGCGACCCCGCCACGATCGCCGGATTTGCATTATCTGCGGCCTCTGCCGCCGCGAATGCTTCTGCTCAAGCCAAAGTCCAGCGCGCCCGTGACGACGCGATGGCCGCTGAACGCATTCGTCAGAACAGCCTCGACAAGGAGGCCGACGCGCTGAACCTGAAGTCGCAGGACAACTACCAGGACTTCGAAGGCAAGCAGGACGAGACGTCCGCGAAGCTGGCGGATTATTTCACCGGCCAGCAGGTCGCCGAGCCGACGCCCGAAGTGGCGCTGCCGACGACTTCGTCGAACATCACGGTTCAGGAAGAAGCCAAGCAGCGCGCCCAAGCGAAGGATTTCACCGATCGCACCGGCACAGCGCTCGGCGAGCTTCGCGCGTTTGGCGATCTGCTCGGCCAGAACAGCCGCTTGCAGGCCCGCACCGGCATGGAGATCGGCCAGATCGGCGGCTACAAGCGCGGCTCGTCGAACGTGCTGTCCTATGAACTCGACGCCGCGAACTCCAAGGGCCAGGGTCTGCGGACCTTCGGCGATATCCTTGGCGGCCTTGGTGGCATCGCCACGAACGCCGGCCTTTCATCCACGGCGCCCGGCGTGCCGCGGGCAGGGACACTGATCCCGGTCCCGACCGCACGCCCGACGCTTTCTCCGTTTGGAGGTTAAGACATGCCTAATATCAGAACATCGCGATATTATAATGACCCCGCCATTGGGGCTGCCCTAGATAATATCGCCGGCATGTTTATGCCCCCGGGAGGCGCGGACATGGCCGGATACGCCACGGCCGCCGCGAAGAAGGAAGAGGCCGCCCGTCTGGCGGAACTGTTCAACTACGCCAAGGACCCGGCTGTCCAGCAGGAAGTCTTCGATCGTCTCGGCCAGGCGACCGGCCAGTGGACGCCCGCGCAGGGCTACTATGGGGTCAACGTCGGCGCGCAGACGTCCCGGGCAAATAACGCTGCGGACAACGAGCGTGCGCTGCGCACATCTGCCATGGACAACCAGCGTAGCGCCATCACATCGCTCTACGGCGCGCTAAACCCCGGACAGATCGCCCCGGCCGTACCCGACGAGATCATGGGAGCGCTCGGTCTTCCGGCAATCGACCAGCGCACGGGCGCCCCGAAGCCGCTCTCCGAGACGGAACTCGATGCGCAGAACAAGATGCGCCTGCAGGAAAGCGGCCAGCTGACCGATCAGATGCTGCTGGACACGATCCTCGGCGAACGGACGCCCGTCCAGGCCGTTGGCGCAGACGGCAAGCCCGTCTACATGACGCCCGGCGCCGCAGTCCGGGAAGGCGCGCAGCCGGCCGAGCGCGGCCCGCAGACCGTCGTCAACATGGGGCCGAACGGCGTCGACTACGGCGAGCCGGGCAAGGGGCTCGTGTGGGCTCGCAATCCGGACAACTCGGTCAAGCTGGACGAGCGCGGCGCACCGATCGCCATCCCGTTCCAGGGCGGCGAAGTGTACCAGAAGCAGATGGAAGCCAATCAGGCCGCCGCAGCGACCGATGAGCAGAAGACGCAAAAGAACAACATTGTCACGCAGGACATCGATCGCGCGCTGGCGCTCATCGAGGAAAGCCCGATCCTGACGACCGGCGTCGGAAGCCAGTTGACCAGCGGCATCGGCAGCACGCCCGCGCACAATGTCGAAAAGCTGCTCGATACCGTCAAGGCCAATGTCGGCTTCGCGGAGCTTCAGGCCATGCGCGACGCATCGCCGACCGGCGGTGCGCTCGGTCAGGTCACGGAGTTCGAAAATCGGCTCCTGCAGTCCGTCCTCGGCAGCCTGGAGACGACGCAGGGCAAGGACCAGCTGGTCTTCAACCTGAACCGGCTCAAGAAGGTTGTCGACGGTATCGTGAACCAAGGCATCACGCCGGAGAATGTCGGTTCGATCCTTGAGGCCGACAGCAGCGGAGCGCCGGCAGCCCCGGCACCGGCCTCTGGCGGTATGCCGGACGGAACGATCATCGAAAACGACGCCGGTCAGCGCATGATCCGGCGCAACGGAACATGGGAGCCCTACGATGGCCGATGATTTGCCGCCCGGCTTCCGCGTCGTTCAGGGCGCAACGCCTCAGACCCCGGCTTCGGGGCTCCCGGCCGGGTTCCGCGTCGTGCAGCCTGCCGACGTGCCGGCTGGCTATCGCGTCGATCCCGCAGCGGTAGCGCCGCCCGCTCGCCGGTCTGCCGAAGAGGTCCAGGCCGAGTTTAACGACGCCCCGTGGTATCAGCAGGCCGGTCAATCGGCCGATGATATTGTGCGTCTGATCGCCAACGGCATGACGTTCGGCTTCGCGGACAAGATTGCGGGCGCGATGGGTGACGGCACGGAGGCCGAGCGCCTGCAGACGCAGGAAGCCCGCGATCGTGCAGGACTGGCTGGGACCGTCGCGGAAGTTGGCGGCAGCATCGCAACGCCGGTCGGCATGGCACGCAACGGCGCAACGTTGATCGGGCGGCTCGGTACTGACGCCATGACCGGCGTCGGCGGCCTCGCTGCGCGTGCCGGCCTTGCTGCGACAGAAGGGGCCGGCTATGGCGCACTGAGCGCCGCCGGTCAGGACCAGGACATCGAAGACGGCGCTTTGCTCGGCGCGATCATGGGCGGCGTCGCCAGCCCGGTCGTCGAGGGCGCGCAGGCCGTCTTCCGCGGAGCCCTGCGCGGATCCTCTGCACCGGCCATGACAACGGAACAGGCGCGCGCAGCGGGCCAGAAAGCCTATGAGGCGGCAGACGCTGCGGGCGTCGCGTTCACGCCGCAGGCCGTTGATCGGGTGCGAAACACCGTCACATCGCAGTTGGCCGACTTCGGCTATGACCCGGCCCTCCAGCCCGGCGCAGCGGCCGTGCTGAAGCGCCTCGACGAATTGCAGGGCCAGAATGTCACGCTCAAGGGCCTTGAGACGCTGCGCAAGGTCGCGAACAACGGCTACATCAAGGGCAACCAGTCGAACAACCGCGTTGTCGACATGCTGGTCAGCGCGATCGACGACACGGTCGCGAACCCGGCAGCCGGTGAGGTACTGATGGGCGATGCAAAGGCCGGTGCTGCGGCACTGTCCGAAGCGCGCGATATGTGGCGCCGGGCCTCAAAGGGCGCTCAGATCCAGGGCGCACTGACTGACGCCGAGTTCCAGACCGCTCGCGCGGGCTTCGGCGGCAACGTCGACAACCCGATCCGCCAGCGGCTCGACAGCATCCGCAAGAGCGGTGCGCGGGGCTTCACGCCTGACGAACAGGCCGCGCTCGAGGCGGCGATCGAAGGCACGCCGCTGCAGAACGTCTATCGCCGGCTCGGCGCATTCTCGCCGGATCGGGCGTTCGGCTCCATCACGGGCGCAGGTGCTGTTGGGGGTGGTTTTGCTGCTGGCGCAGGTCCGCTCGGGCTTCTTGTGCCGGCGGCGGGCTATGTGGCGAACAAGGCCGCCGGCAACATCAGCGCGAACAATGTCGACGATCTGATCAATGTCATCATGAACGGAGGCGTGAAGCCGCCGCTGAACACGGCGCAGCAGGCCGTCGAGGACGCTTACGCGCCCTTGATTCGCGCGATCATTGGTGCGGCGGAAAGCCCGGACGAGATGCCCGCTCCTCGGCGAAACCCTTGATGCGGAGGATCAGGATGAGAGCGATCCCCGCAGCAACGAGCCAGGCGCCTTCGGAAGCGGCCCACGCGAACAGGCACATGCTGATCAGTACTGTGAATGCCATCAACGGCATTTCGGCCTCCAATTGGTTGAGGCTCAACCATACCACCAGTGAAGGGTGATATACAATGTCTTTCGACTGGATCAAATACGCCAATCAGCGCGCCACCCGCAGCCTTCCGCTGAACGACCAGCTGACGCAGGCCATGGGCTTTCTGCCCGAGATGGGCGTGACGATGGAAGTCTTCTCCGGCGGCCAGCCGGCGAAGGGTTCCGGAGGCCCACGCGTCGGATCGGTGCGCCACGATCACGGCAACGCCGCGGACGTGTTCTTCTACAAGGATGGCCGTCGCCTCGACTGGTCGAACCCGCAGGACTTGCCGATCTACCAGGACATCGTACGCCGGGCAAAGCAGGCCGGTCTGACAGGCTTCGGCGCTGGCCCCGGCTACATGCAGCCCGGCTCCATGCACATCGGCTACGGCGCTCCGGGCGTTTGGGGCGCTGGCGGATCGAGCCGCAACGCGCCTTCGTGGCTGGTCGAGGCTTACGGCGGCGCACCGGCCGGAAAGCCCATGCCGAGCTTCGCGCAGGCCGCCGCCGAGAAGACGGTCGCCCCGACGATGGCGAACATGCAGAACAAGAGCTTCGACCCGGTTGGCGAGGTTATGGGCATGGCGGCCCCGACTGCAGCCCCGCAGGGCTTGGCGTCGATGTTCGCGCCACCCGGCCCGGCCATGCCCGGCGCCGAGGTCGCAGGCGCACCCGTTCCGCCGACACTCGGTGCGTTGGCGGCGCTGTTCGCCCAGCAACAGACGAAGCGGAATGAAGAACGGGCCGCAGAAGCGGAAGCCGAGCAGATGCGCCGTGCGGCGCTATTCGGCCCTGATAGTCTGGCCGGGTTGTTCGGGGCGGCTTAGGTCGAAAGCGGAGCGCCGCGCTTCATGGGTGACGTGGCGCCAAGAGTTGCGTACCCCTTTTCCATGATATTACCTTCGCGCCCCATGTAACCTCCCGCCACCAGCGTCTCTGCGGCGGCGTTCAGCGCCGCTCCTTGCCGGAGTAGATCGACGGAGTTCTGCGCGAAAGCTTTGAGCACTTTCACTTCGTAGTCGGATAGTTCGCTCATCGCGCGTTCTCCAGCCAAGGCTGCAGGAACGTGACGATCTCCTCGCCGAAGAAGTACCAGATCGGCACGACGATGATGGCCGCCCCGATCAGGGGCGGGAAGTAGCCCTTGATGAACTCGGGCCAGAACGGAGGGGTTTTGTCAGCCATGGTCGGCAGCATCGGGCTCTCCATCGGTTTTGTCAACGGCGTGGATGTGCTGTGTTAGCGCGGACGCCAGATAGTGCCGAGCGCTCATCTTTTTACCGTAGTACAGGCTCAACCGACCGAAGTACCTCGACTGGACCGAGAAGATGACTTTCGCCCGATCCTCATAGGTGAACACCGCGTCGGGAAAGTACCTCGCCGCGTATCGATCCATGAGAGGGTGAAGGTCTTTCCGATGGAGCAGGCGAACGTGTTTCTTCTCATGCTCCATGATCAGCTGCGCAACACCAAAAGGCCAGTTCTCGCCGACGCGCTCCACGTCAACGTTGGCCTTGACCAGTTCTTCGCAGTGGTTCGGATCGCCGTCTATGCGCCCAAGGCGCGCGTCCCACTCGCTTACGTCCTTTCCAGAAATCATCTCATTTCTCCTCATGCGCAGATGAGTGCGCAAAATAGTGCCCAAAATGCTGTATGTCAGGCAGTTGGCCCTGTGTAGGCCAACCGCTAAGTCATTGGGAAATAAGGGAGAATGGTGGTGCTGCTAGAGAGATTTGAACTCTCGGCCTCTCCCTTACCAATACAGTTGTAGGTCATTTGT